CGATCTCCAGCAGCACGGCGCGCCGCCCCGTGCGCTCCGCCGCGATCATCGTCGTGCCCGAGCCGCCGAAGCAGTCCAGCACCGTATCGCGCGGCTTGCTGCTGTTGCGGATCGCGCGCTCTACCAGCGCCACGGGCTTCATCGTCGGGTGCAGGTCGTTGCGCGCCGGCTTGTCGAAGTGCCAGACATTCCCCTGGTCGCGCGCACCGCACCAGTAGTGCTGCGCACCCGCCTTCCAGCCATAGAGCATGGCCTCGAACTGCTGGTGGTAGTCGGCGCGGCCGAGCGCGAAGGTGTTCTTCGCCCAGATGATGGTGCTGGACCACTTGCCGCCCGCCTCCTGCCAGACCCGATGCAGCGTCGGCCACTCGGACGAGGACATGCAGACGTAGCAGGCGCCCTTGGTGACCGAGAGCAGATTGGCCAGCGCGGGACGGAGGAACTCGGGAAAGCTGCCGCCGAGCGCGTCATTGGCGATGGTCATCTTGGCGGCGGTGCCGCCCTCGTAGGCCACGTTGTAGGGCGGATCGACGAAGCCCATGTCGGCCAAGTGGCCTGCGCCGAGGGCGCGTTGGACGTCGATCAGCTTCGTCGCGTCGCCACAGAGCAGCCGGTGCTCGCCGCAGCGCCAAAGGTCGCCGGAGCGTGTGACGGGCACCACGGGCGGCGGCGGTGCGTCGTCGGCATCATCGCCGAGCCCGGCATCGGCCGCGGCCAGCAGGCGGTCCAACTCCATGCCGGAGAAGCCGAGCACGTCCAGGTCCACGATCGCCTCGTCGCGGATGCGGGCGATCTCAGCGGCCAGCAGCGCCTCGTCCCAGCCGGAGTTCAGGGCGATCTGGTTGTCGGCCAGGCGAAGGGCTCGCGCCTGTGCGGGTGAGAGATGGCCGAGCCGCAGGACCGGCACGGAGGCGAGCCCCAGCTGCTTCGCAGCCATGACGCGGCCGTGGCCCGCGATCAGCACTCCCTCGGCGTCGACCAGCACCGGGTTCACGAAGCCGAACTCGGCGATAGAGGCGGCGATCTGCGTCACCTGGGAAGGCGAGTGCGTGCGCGCGTTCTCGGCGTAGGGGACGAGCCCCGCCACCGGCAGTGAGGAGACGACGAGATCAGGCTGCATTGGCGGTGACCTCCGTCCGCGCCGCGGCCACGGCGTCATAGTTGCGGCCATCATCCGCCAGCGTCACCGGCATGTCCGGATGCAGCATCCGCCACCGCGCCACGGCCAGGTCGACATAGGCCGGCGCCAGCTCGATCGCCCGCACGCGGCGGCCCGTACGCTGACCGGCGATGATGGTAGTGCCGGCGCCAGCGAAGGGCTCGAACACCACGTCGCCCTCATCGGCATAGGCCCGCATCAGGAAGTCCGGCAGCGCGACGGGGAACACCGCGGGATGTTCCGTCTCGATGCCACGGGCCTTGTGCCGCGTGATGCGCAGCACGTTGTCCGGGATCCTGGTTTCCTGTACGCCCTGGCCGGCGTGCTGCCATTCGCCGACGGTGCCGTCCTTGGCGCGGAGACCACCCTTCTCGGAGTTGACGTGGCCCGCCCAGCGGCAGGGGATGATCTTGTTCGGGCGTCGGGATTCCCGATTGAAGTGGAACAGGAGCTCGAAGGCGGGCGACAGCCGGCCGTTCCAGTCGCCCGGCAGGCCAGGCCCCTGGTCCCAGGTGTAGAGACCGAAGCGGCGCCAGCCGCGGGCGCGCATCCAGTCGAGCCAGCCGGCCCAATAGGGCTGCCATTCATTGTCGCGATGGATCAGCCCGAGGTTCACCAGCACCTGGCCGTCCGGGCGCATGGCCGCGTCGAGATGCTGGAACACACCCTGCATCAACGCATCCCAATCCGTGACGCCACCGGTGGTGTAGTCCCGCTGGTTCCCGTAGGGCGGGGAGGTGAAGAGCAGCGCGGCGCGGTCGTCGCCCATGACGCGCGCCACGCTGGCGGCGTCCGTGCTGTCGCCGCAGAGGAGACGGTGGTCGCCCAGCAGCCAGAGATCGCCAGGGCGGGTGACGGCCTGGCGCGGCGGCTCCGGATCGGCATCGGCGGGGTCGTCCGCCGGCTCCTCCACATCCGCCGCGCCTGCCGCGCCGGCCCCCTCGGCGGGATCCGCGGACACAGCCTCGGGCGCGTCGCCGTCGGACACGGCATCTCCAGCCGCCGCGAGGATGTCTGCGAGCTCATCCGCCGAGAAGCCGAGCACGCCGAGGTCGATGTCCTGCGCCGCCTGCACCGCGGCCAACGCATCACGCAGCAACGCCTGATCCCAGGTCGCGTTCTCCGCGATGCGATTGTCGGCGAGCCGCAGCGCCTCCTTCTGCGCCGCGGACAGATGCCGCAGCACGATCACCGGCACCTTGGCCATGCCGAGCGCGGACGCGGCCTCGAGCCGCCCGTGGCCGGCGATCAGCACACCGTCCTCGTCCACCAGCAGCGGGTTGGTGAAGCCGAAGGCCAGCATGCTGGCTTTGATCTGCTCCAGCTGTTCGGCGCTGTGCACCCGGGCATTGCCGGCATGCGGACGCAGCTCCGCCACCGGACGCAGCAGGATCTTCGCCGCCATCCAGGGGAGCGTCATGATGCCATCCGGTTTGCAGTTGGTTTGCAGGGCCGCGGCCCGGCGTCGGTTTGCAGCTAACGATTTGAAGCCGCGGGCGAAGGCTGCAAACCGCAACCCATGTTTTCGGCCTGGCGCTAGCGATGTTGCGCGCTTCCGCCCCCCGCATACAGCAGGCGCAGGAAGGACCCTGCGGCTCGAAAGCCACAGTGGCTGCTTAGCTGACGAGTGGCTCGGGAGCCGCGGTGCTCGACGCACCTTCTCGACGTGTCCTCACCATACCCAACTCGATTTGCGCGCCGCCATGGGGGGAATTGTAACAGCGCAGCCGAGTGGTTCAGAGCGATGCCGATGCCCGCTCGACAGCGTCGCGCGACGCCTGGAGCGCCGCCAGGGTGAGGCTCGCCTGCTTCACCGCCGCTGGTTCACCAGCATCCACGTAGGACACCTGCTCCTCGGCGTCGGCCACGCCGACGACGATCTGCTCACGCAATTCGTCGAGCCAGCCCTTTGCCTCGATGGGATCGGCATCGGGCGCGCGCAGCCATTCGGCGACGATCACCTCGACCTCGCGTGCAATGCGGTGCGGCGGCACGCCCTTCGCAGCGAGCGCCATCAATCGGACAATCGCGGCGTCAACCGGGCGCACGCGTGCCTGCCTTCTAGCGGCCATAGATCCTCTCCTTTCGGTCCCTCGGATGCATAGCATGTTCTTGTCTTGTTCTCATAGGGGAGGCTATCGTCGGGGATGCCCGATGGTGACCAGCCCCACCCCTCAATCTCATGGCTCAGTCGGGCAACGCTGGCGGCTGCGCGGGCAGCGCGAAGCCCCGCGGCACTGGCCGGGACGGGTCAAAGCGAGAGCAGGGCGGTGCGCGACATCGTCGTGGCGCATCACCCCGCCTTGCCGGCTACGATGATCGCCGAGGCCGTCGCCTATGTCCTCGGCTCCGAGTAGCAGTGCGCTGCCTCACGCCGCCTGAGCGCGCGGTGTCAGCCCGAAGTGCATCGCCAGGATGCCAAGCCCTGCGACCAGCATGCCGCCCGCGATGGGCTGCGGGACAGGCCTGCCGCTCCAGCCTCGGCGTGCCGCCCATTCGCGCACCGACATCTCGAGGCCCACGACGAACCAGACGCACGAGCCGGCCGGGCTGTCGTGCCCACCCAGCGCGTCGATGGCGTTGGCGACACGCCGCCGCGCATCGACCTGGCGGTTCGGCATCGCGTCGTTCGTCGCCCCAGCCAGCCGGATCAGCTGCGACGTGGCGATGCCGTCGAGCGCCGCCGAGCGGAAAAGGGTGCGGAAGATGCACCCGGCCTCGTGCATCTGCGGCGTGATGGTCCCGTTGAGGAGCATCTGGCCGAGCGTGTCCACAGCGCGGCGATGCGCCACGGGTGTGCCGGTCTCGGGATCCGCCTCGCGGACAGGCTCCGAGAATCCACCGTGCTGGAGCCGCCATTTCGAGGGCTTCGCGAGATCCTCGACCATCCGCTTCGGCTTGCGCTTACCGGCCATGGTGCTGTCCTCCATTGCGCGGCCCCCAACGCCGCGTGGCTTCGTTCTGGATGGCCTGGCGGAGCCAGGGATCGGTGATGTCGTCGATCGCCAGCGACGCGACACCCTGCTGGAGCCAGACGCGTCGCCGCAGCGTTTCCATCTCGGGCGTGGTGGTCGCGCTGCGGGTGCCGCGGTCGAGGCTGGAGCGCGGTGGCTGCGGGGCGCCTGGCAGGCTCATGCGTCACCTCGCGAAAGCGTGAGCGCGGGTTGGTGGGAGGGGGCGCCCCCTTGGGAGAGGAGATAATTCAATAATTCATAATACTTCAATATACCCCTCTCTCTCCCTCCCGGGGCGCCCACGGCTGTGTGTCTGCGCGTGCGCGTGAAAGATTGAATTATTGAAAGTTTGGCTCTGACCGGCCGTCCGCCTGGGTTTCGAGCCGCAGATTTTTCCTGGTGCACCAAATTCTTCATCTCGTGCCTCCTTTGAACAATGGTTCCTTGCTCCACGCCGTCGCGCGATAGAAGGTGGCTGGCTTCGTCGCGCTGCCCTGCTGCTCTGCCACGACGAGCCCGCCCTCGATCAGCGAGGCCAGGATTTCCTCCCGCTCGCGGCGCGACAGGAATTGCGATCGGCGCGTGACGTCGCTGCGCGACAAAAGCTGGCCATCGCGGATGATCGCCAGCAGGCGCTTGTGGTTCGCCTCGGTGCTGTTGTCCGACACGCGCTGGTCAGCCTCGCGCAGCAGCGTGCCGATGCAGTGCTCGACGAGCGCCGCCGCCCAGGTGACGTCGCGAGCCTGTGTCACCGGCTTCGCTGGATCGCGGCTGACGGTGGCGATCATCGCGAGCTTCGCGGTGTTCTCGGCGTAGCGGCCGAACAGCGCCGTTGCATAGGAGCCACGGTGCTGGCGGAGCAGATCCGTGGCATCGCGCTGCACCGCCGCCATGGCGGCCTCCGCCTCGGCTGTGAGCGGCACGGCGTAGGGCTGGGTCGAGATCGTGCTCGACATGGCGTCGGCCAAGTTGCCGCCATAGCTTTGCCCCGGCACGCCGTTGGCGATGGCCTTCAGTCCGGCCACGAGAGCGGCAGGCGGCGTCGCGGCTGCGGGCGCCTCGTTGCGCTCCGGATAGTCATCGTCACTGAGGAACACCAGGAAGCGCGCGATGGAGCCGTCGCCCAGCGCGCGGCCCTCCAGCGCCTGCCAGAACGGGCCGGGCACAGTGACGCCCCAGAGGCAGGCGCAGGGCTGCTGGATGGTGACCCGCGGCTTGATCTTCTGGTCGGCGTATTCGGCGCCGATGAAGGCCTCGGCGGCGGAGGTGTAGAGCTTCGTGAGCTCCGTCCAGATGGCGGCTTTGTGCGTCGGTGCGCGCGGCGACAGCACCAGTTTCAGGAACTGGCCGAACTCATCCACCTGGAACAGACGGACGGGATGGTGCTGCAGTGAGGCCAGCAACCCAGCGGAGGACGCGAAATCTTCGCCGCCGAGATAGCGATCGAGGCCGGCAGCGTAGAGCGCCCGCTTCACGCAGCGGCGGGCGTGATCCTTGCCACCGCCGCTGTCAGCAATGCCGATGGCGTACAGGTTGCTGCGCAAGTCGGTGGGCGTGCGGTAACGCCGCCCGGCCACGGCACCCACCAGGCAGATGGCCGCGCCGAGCGCGAGGAAGGGCTGCGGGCTGACCGCGCTGCTGGTGGCGTAGTCGACGAACTGGCCGAGCACGCCATCCACCTGCAGCAGGTCCGGTGGCACGCGATACGGCTTCGGTTCCGGCGCGGGCGGCAGGGGCGTGGCCTCTGCCTGGGCCAGCAGCGCTGCCGCGGGGTGCTGCTGGGCCATCTGCTCAGCGACGGTGCCGTTCAGTGTCAGCGCCGGATCCGGCACCCAGCCGCGCGCGATGGCCAGGCCGTAGATGCTGCCCGCGCCGACGCTGTGCGGCCGCAGCGAGGCCCAGCGCCGCTCGGGGGTGTCCGATCGGCCCGATTGCCCCGATTTCCCGGACCGCCGCGACCAGTCGAGCCATAGGTCGCGCCCCTCCTCACCGATCGCGGCCTTGATGGCCGTGCCGACTGTGATCCATTCGTTGCCCGGAAGGTCATCATTTGGCAGCCAGGCCAGCGCCGCGGCGATCGCCTCGCGCGTGCCCTTCGGATCGCTGGGGCCCTGCCAGGCGCTGGTGGGCGCGTCCGCCAGGATCGAGTTGACGCGGATCTCGTCCGGGATGAGCTGCCAGGCGGCGTCGAGGAAGGCCAGGCAGCCGGCCTCGTCCACCTCGGGCAGCCGGTCCAGCGGCACATCCAGCAGGTTGGCCTCCGGCCATGCATAGGGCTGGCCGGTGTCGGGATGGATGGCATAGGCAACGAATTGCTGCCCGCGGGCGAGCAGCTCGAGCGGGTGGCGTTTCCGGCCGGCGAATGGCGTGGCGGCGCGATACACCAGCATGCGCTTCGGCGCACGGCCGATGCGCCAGCAGGGTGTGTCGCCCAGCATCTGCGCCGCCAGATCGGCGATCTGGATGGAGAGCGCGGCGTCGAGGACGTCGATGTCTATGCCCACCACGACGCCGGCAGCGATGCCGACGCCGCAGCCGGGCCAGCGCTGCCAGATGTCCACCTCGAAGGGCTTCGTCGTGCGGTCGCAATGCCGGGCCCAATCGGGATAGGGCGTCCACTGGGCGACATGGTGGCGGCCTGGCACCTTGCTGCCCGGCATGATCGGGATGACGGGATAGCCGTTGTCCGCCAGCCGCGAGCCGTACTGCGCCATGAAGTTGGGCGTGGCGCTCACGCCGGCGGCCCCGCCTGCACCTTGGCCAGCGCGGCGTTGATGGCGATCTGCTGCTCGATGAGGGCTTCGACATAGGCGCCGCAGATCGCCTCGATGAAGCCCTGCCAATCCTGCTCGGACCAGGTGGCCATGTCGGTGCTGCCGACGGCGTCGATGAACTGGCCGGCGATGTCGCCGGCGGCGCGCATGGCGCCGACTTCCTGATCGTTGGGATCAACCATGCGACGGGACCTCCAGAGGCTGAGGCAGACGGAGGAGCAGCTCGGCACGGTCCAGTGGACGCGCAGCGTTCGGGACAGGTGCCACCAATTCCAATGCCGGGCGGGGCGCGCGCAGGTTCGGCATGTCACATGAACCTCGCGGCGGTGATCTCGATGTACTGGCCGGTGGGCCGCACCTGGATCGCGATGGGCTGGCGCAGCGCGTCGAGGTGCTGAAGGGCCTCATCGACGCTGGACGGTGCTGGCAGCTGCGGCGCGCGACGGCGCCACCACGAGCAGGCCTTTTCGCGGGGAAAGCCGGTATGCTCGAAGCAGACCCATTCGCTGTGCCGCGCTAGGCCGCATTCGTAGGTGACGCGCAGCGAGGTTGGCTTGCCGGGCTTCTCGTGGCGGGCGTAGCTGACGCCGGTGACGTCGCACCACGCCGCCTGGATCTGTGTGGAGAGCAGCGCGTTCGACGCAGCCTGCGGCGCGACCTTCACCACGGGTGGCGGGAACTCGTGGTCACACTCGATACAGCGGCGCACGCTGGCGTGGTTGATGGTCTGGCACTCGGGGCAAACCTTGATCGGCGCCTCGCCGTCACCTGCGGGTTCCTTCTTTCGGCCATCCACGGTGTCGATCGGGCCGTGCCGCGCGGTGTTGCCGGCAAAGTCCAGGACCAGGCAGTCGTCCTTGCCTTCGGCGAGGCGAGTGCCGCGGCCCACCATCTGAACATAGAGCCCGACGCTCTTCGTGGGGCGCAGCAGCGCGATGAGATCGGTGCCGGGTGCATCGAAGCCGGTCGTCAGGACATTGGCGTTGGTGACACAGCGCAGCCGCCCCGCCTTGAAGGCGGCGAGGATGCCGTCCCGCTCGGGCCCTGGCGTGTCGCCCGTGACGGTCTCGGCGGAGAAGCCGTTCTCGCGGATGGCGTCGCGGACGTGGCGCGCATGCGCAACGCCGGAGCAAAACACCAGCCACGAGCCGCGGCCTTCGCCGTGCTGGACGATCTCGGCCACGGCGGCGCGCGTCACCTCGTCGCGGTCGACCGCCGCCTCGAGGTCCTTGGCGATGAATTCCCCGCCGCGCGTGCCGACGCCGCCGACGTCGAGCTGCGTCGTGGTCTCCTTCGGGACGACGGGGCAGAGATAGCCCTGCTGGATCATCTCCAGCACCGGCACCTCATAGGCGATATCGGTGAACAGCCGGTCTTTGCCCTCGTGGAGCAGCCCGCTGTCGAGCCGATAGGGCGTGGCGGTGAAGCCCACGACCTTCAGCAGTCCGGCGTTGATCTCGTTCAGCTGGGCGAGGAATGAGCGGTACATACCGCTATCGCCGCGGCCGAGCAGGTGTGCCTCGTCGATCAGCACCAGATCGCAGCGCTGCACCTGCCGCGCGTGGCGGTGGATGGACTGGATGCCAGCGAAGAGAATCTGCGCGCGGATGTCACGGCGCGACAGGCCCGCCGAGTAAATGCCCGCTGGCGCCTCGGGCCACGCGCGCAGCATCGTCATGAAGTTCTGCTGGATGAGCTCCTTCACATGGGTGAGGATCAGCACGCGGGTGTCGCCATAGGCGGCGATCGCCTCGCGCGTAAAGCCGGCGATGCACAGGCTCTTGCCGGTGCCCGTTGGCATCACGACCAACGGATTGCCGGCGCTGGCAGAGAAGTAGTCATACAGCGCCTCGACGGCAGCGCGCTGATAAGGCCGCAAGGAGAGCGTCATGCCGCCGCTCCCTGCACCTGCGCCCAGCTCGCAAACTTGTTCAGCAGCCGGATGATGTCGTCGAGCGTCGCGGGCTGCCAGTCGGTGAGCTGGCCGTCGTAGATCCAGCAGATCGCCTCGCACTGCATCGTCTCAGCGTCACCGCAGATGATCATCACCGAGATGCGCTGCGACAGCCGCGTGAGGCGCTCGAAGTAGATGCGCTGGCCGCGCGGGATCCCGCCCTGAAAGCTCTTCATCTCCAGGAAGACGAAGTGGCCATTCACCTCGACGGTCGCATCGATGTCGCTCATCGCGATGCGGCCTGGGAAGCAAGCGGCGAAGCGCTCGATCTTCGGGCGGCGCAGCTGGTTGAAGCAGCCACGGCTGCCGCAGTCCCAGCGCATGGGGTTGGTGCCATCGCTCATCGGCTCAGCCCTCCACCCGCGCCCTGGCGGCGGCGTAGAAGACGGCATCCTGCTCGATGCCGATGAAGCGCCGCCCCGTGTCGCGCGCCACCTTCCCGGTGGTGCCGGTGCCCATGAAGCCGTCGAGCACCAAATCGCCCGGCAGGGTGATCAGATCCATGAGGTGGCGGATCACCGCCTCCGGCTTCTGGGTCGGGTGGAGCGTCTCGCCCTTCGCGGTCTTCAGGCGCTCATGCCCGCCGCAGATCGGCGACTGGAACCAGTTGAAGGCCTCCGGCTCGCCCGGATAGTTGAAGGTGCGCCGCTCGCCGGGCTTCACGAACTGGATGGCGTGATCCATGGCCGGCATGAAGTCGGCCTTGGTGACCGAGGTGCCCGGATTGCTGCGGCACCAGAAGAAGCTGCCCTTGATCTCGAAGCCGGCGGCGTCGAACAGCGCCTGGGCGATGTTGAGATAGGGCTCGCCGACGAACATGAAGCCGGAGGCGCCGGGCTTCATGACGCGGAAGAAGGCCTCGGCCCAGCGGCGGATATCGGTGAGGAACTCGCCCTCGGGCTGGTTGTCCCAGGCGCCGAAATTCTTGTTCCAGTCGGCCTGGCTGGCGAGGCGATAGACGCGCTCGGTGCTGATCCGGTAGGGCGGATCGGTGATGACGGCATCCACCGAGGCATCGCCGAGCTTGGCGATCTCGTCGTGGAAGTCGCCATGGATCAGGATGAGGCTGTGCTTCTTCGCGAAACGGGCGCGGGCGGCCTCCACCAGACGGGTGAGCTTCGGCGGATCGATGCCGTTCTCGGCGTAGGTGACCCACTCGGCGTCATAGGCGCCGCGCATCACCTCGGCCGCGGCCTCGCCCACGATCTCGGGATCGATCTCGCCGAGCTGGTCGCGCACCCAATCAGCGATGGCGTTGCGGGTGCGGTAGGCTTCGGCCTGCACCTTGAATTTGTTCTTGTTGATCCGGCCGGCTGCGAGGTCCTGCACCAGGTCCAGCTGCTGGTCGGCGGTGAGGAAGAGGATGTTCCGCAGCAGCCCCTCGGTGAATGGCACAGTTGTGCCAACGCTTGGCACAGCGTCCTCTTCCTGTGCCGCTGCGCCGGACTGAAAAGCTGTGCCAATGACGGACCAGGCACGGCGATCGATCTTCGCGAGGCCAGCATAGTTCCGGACGGCCTCGCGGCTCCAGCCCATCTCCTCGGCGATGGCTTGCTGCGTGGCGCCGGCCGCATGCTTCCGCCATACCATCTCGGCGTAATCGAAGAACGACATGGGCAACGCGTCTTCGCTGGCGCGGTTCAGCTCGATCGCCTCGCGATCCAGACTGGCCGGCTCCGAGATGTGCATCAGGCACTCGCTGATGCCCTCGGCCCGAAACGCCTCGTAGCGGTGGCGGCCGCCGAACAGCACGCCGGCCGGCGTCACCGACAGCGGATAGGGCTTCACGCCGATGGCGCGCACCTTCTGGCGCAGCCGCTCTACATAGGCCGCGTTGAGCGGGCGCACCTCGTGGAAGGCGGTGATGAAGGTGAGCGGCTTCAGCAGCACGCTGGGGGGCGCATCAAGCGGCATGGGGCATCTCCTGCGTGGTGTTGGGGGCGGCGCCGTCGCGCCAGGTGTTGCCGTCCGGCAGCCGGTAGCTCACCCAGTCCTCGCCAGCGTCGAGCTGCTCGCCGGCGATGAGGTCTGGGATGTAGAGGTGCGCGCCGCAGCCGGCCTGCTGGTCGCGCCGGGCCAGCGATTGCTGGTGGCGAGCACAATGCCAGCCGCCTTCGGCGACAGGCGTGGCGTGCAAGCAGGATCGGCAATGCCGTTCCGGCACCGCGTCGGTGTGGCAGACGGCATGGTGTTCGCAGAACCGACATTCCCACCAGGCCGGATCGTCGCTGATGCGCGATGGTGGCCGCGCCGCGTTGATGATCCGCGCCGCCTTCGCCAGGATGCGCAGCCCTGCCTCGGCATCGTGGTGGATGCGCTCCTGGTAGAGCGCGTCGGTGTCCTTGCAGACAGCGAGATAGAAGGCACGCTCAAGCCCGGCGAGATGCATGTACGCCTGCATCTGCGCCCAATGCAGCGGCTTGGATGCGGCGACGCCCTCCGCTGTCAGCTTGGCGAACGACTTCGCGCTGTGGGTCTTGAACTCGCAGACATGCCAGCTGCGCGGCGCCTCCAGCAGGCCCAGCGCCACGCCATCCATGCTGCCGCCGAAATGCCCGCTGGCATCGCGCAGCTTCCATTGCCGGCCCGTCGCCGGATCGACGTCGAGCACGGTGACGCCGATGCGGCGGAGATCCGCGACGAAGCGGGCCTCGGCGAGGTTGCCCGTGTCGAACAGACGCAGCAGCCTGCCGCTATGCCAGGCGCGTGTGGCCCAGCGGAAGCTGTACCAGATGGCGCGCTCGCAGCCGGCGCCGATCTGCGACGCGCCGAGATGTTCCCGGTAGCCGTGATCTGCGGCCGCCTCATAGGCGGCATAGATCGCGTCCACGGTCGGGCTGGTGGGTGTGGGGAGCGAAACCATGCTCAGCCCGCCCGGCGCCAGGGCGGCGTCGCCGTCGCCGCAGCCGCGGGGCGCGGCGGGGCCGCAGCCGTGCGTGCGGGCGCCGCGGGTGAGGGCGATGCCGGCCGTGCAGGGCCCACCGCCGGACGCGCCGGCGCCGCCCCGCCGAGCGGAGCATAGCCGTTGACC